TTTCATCTCTAAAAGCGTGTTTTTCGCTTCTTGGAAACTGCCTATAAAATTCATTTAAAGCATCATTATTCCCTTTGAGTCCATCTGCTTCATTCTCCCAATGATCGATGACTCCATGCCTGATAAGCTCTCCGTCAATTCCTTCGACCGGTTCTTCTGGATGATCGAATACAGGAAATCCATATTTGTTGATGAATCCCTCATAGTTCCATTCCATAGGTATGAACAAAGAGTATAGTCCACTAGCAGTCTGCCCATTGCGGTTTCTATTTTCAACTTTTGAGTCATTATATAATTTTTTAAAATTATCACCGCCTTTATCTAAAGCATTTGATGTTGAGCCCATCATACACTTCCCAACAACTTTAGCACCTAACCTTAAGCAGGTTTTTGTAACACGCCAGTTGTTTAATATATTATCAGGTCTTTCCCATTTACCGGATTCGTCGTGAACTAATAATTTTAGTTTCTCACCATCGTAGGAATTGTCACCTGTGTTTTTCCAGTCAATCGTAGTGTCCAATCCTTCCCCAACCTGTACTTCGTTCTGATCAGTTGCTTTGAGTGAATTTCTTGTAAGCCTCTTAGACGGTATTTTGTAGGAAAGTTCTGTTTTAGGTCTTTCCATACCATCTTGTATTGGCTTAAAGAAGAACGGGTAATTGATTGAGATAGGCACAATTTTATCGGTAAACATTTTTTTTGCGTCTCCCCCGCTTTTAGATAATACCCCAAATCTTGCATCTTTTGATATTGTAGCTTGATTAACCGCCTCTGAGCTAGCCATAAAGGAGAAGCCACTCCGTCTATTTTTAAGGTAGCATATTCCGTAACATCTATAGTCTGCTTTACAAGCTTCCCAGAAGTAAAAGAATATTTTATTTGATTGTCTAAACTCGGGCGCCCCAACATCAATTTTTGTCCAGTTGAGGTACATATAATGTGTTCCTGTAATATAGGTTGCTGTGCCGTTGCACATAAACCAATAGCCATCACTGCGACAATCAAACTCTGAATTAATATATTCGTAGTATTTTTCCTTAATTTCATCTGGATATAATTGAAAATCATGTATTGATTTAATTTTTGATAACGTAGCGGGTTTTAAGGTTTGCTTAAAAACTTGATCTTCAGGTTTTTCGCTATTTGAATATACTTCTTTTGGTATTGCAGGTAATGCAATACGCAATCCTTGTACTTCAAAAATTTCACCTATAGTTCCATCTTTACTTATTACTACACAATCAAGATCGTCATTATAACCGTACTTATAATTTTTTAGCTTATTATTTCTTTTTACATTTTTAGTAGACAAATGCGCAGAGTGTATAGCATATAGATTTTGTTTATACATTATTTAGCTCTGTTTTCTACACCATAAAAGCTGTCTTTAGTAGCCTTTGGCGATTCGTTCATCATTTCATTTATTTCTTCTACTTTTTGTAAAAGTGCAATAGCGTCTTCCATTGCAAGTCTGTAAGCTGAGGCTGATATTTTTACCTTTTCAGGATCTAGTTCGTCTGGATCCATTCTCTTATTCATTACTTTTATTAATTCATCAATTGAATTTTCTGCAGCATTAAGAATAAGTTTTCGTTTCTTTTTTATGTCCATAGTTGATAGTTATGTCTGTTGATAAAATTCTATATAATTTTTTATCATCTATGTTAAATTCATACTCAGATTCTGGTGTAAAGCCTACAATATCCCCACAGACCAACCCTAACGAGCTTAAATAGTCGTTAGTATATGTAAGCACTCCTAAAAGTTTTTGTTCGCTCTCGGTGCTCCATATGTCTTCGTTTTCTAAAGGTTTTACAAAACAATACATATTTGGGCAATGCCATTTGCCATTTTGATTATACGCAAACAACTGATCAGGTGATACTGAGTATCTATCTTCGTCTATATAATTTCCTGAGTTTCTTTCTTTACCTTTAACATCATACCATCTTCTAAATACATTGTGATGCACTATAACTTGGTTTCCTGGTTTTATAGATGTTTTAATATTTATAGGTGTGCTTATCACCGTTCCAATTCTGTTTACAAATTCATAATCTCTTTCTGTAATTTCAGTATTTAGTATAAGCTCTTTACCATCGACAGATGTTTTATTATTGTATCTGTCATTTGTTGATATAATATAATTGTATAATGACTTCATTTAATAATCTAAATTATATTCTATAGACACAGCCATGTTTTTATTAAAGTGTTTCCACGGTAATTGTGATCCCTTTTTTTCAATGTATATCTGAAATGAACCTTCTTGTTCAATTATGTCACAAATTTTGTGTCCTCCGTAAACTTCTTGGCCTACGGAATAATGCATAGCTTCATTTTTATAGTCTTGCCCTATGCTTATTTTCCTAATTAATTTCATTTAATTTATTTTAGTATGTCCATATAGTAGTGTCAGGAGCCCCCGAGTAACCAACACCTACATGTACAAAATTATTCTTCCTTGAAATGCCTATACGGGTAAAGCCTACTTCAATAGCAGCTTTAACTAATTTAAAAGTTGCTTCTCCACCTACACATGCAATGTCGACTGCAGCCCCATAAGCATGCTCCCCGGGTTTAGATTTCTTAGCTTCTATTGGGTGATCAGGACTTCTGTAAGTCGATGTCAATTTAATTGGATAGCCATATTCTTCTCTTAAATCATCCAACATAGCTAATAGCACTGGATCCATTTTATCAAATTCACTAAACTCAGACTCCTCAAAGTATTTCATTTTTTATTTCTATCTTTTAATTTAATATAAATATTCATCCCTGTATATAGTATTGTCATTACTAATACCACAGTTTGTAGCATGGGGTTTATGTTAGGCATAGCTGAAAATGCCACCGCTCCGACATTTACGCCGTAAATTTTTAAGTCGCTCATTATTTGTGTTTACTGTTTCCAAATACTTTTTCTACTCCACGCGAACCAAAATATCCTCCAATCACGATCGTAAGAAGACCGGTTATAGAATCTAATGGATAACCCATATACCAACCGGCTACATAACTAACTGTTAAGAATACTAAAGTTAAAGGGCGAACATTAGCAGCAAGCCAAGATCCTGAGGTTGCATCCGCTACCCAGCGTTTTGTTGTGCCATCTATTTCGGCTCTTTCAATATCTAATTTTTTAAGTGCAATTTTTTTATCTCCTTCTGACATATCAGAGCCACCTATAATAGCTTGTATTACAGAGCCTACAGGCGTATCACCTGCTATTGCACCAACGACGTTAGGAATTTTTTCTAATAAGAATTTCCCAACGCCGGTATCTTTAAAGCGTTTTTTTGCCATATTTAATTTTATTTAAATGCCATATAGATAAATGTAACCCCACTATTGTTTAAGTCACTAGCTGTTGTATTTAATGTAAATCCATTTGAATTTAAAACCACATATGTACCTGTTAATTCAGCTCCTGCACTATTTGCTATTAACTGGTCGCTATAAGGTGATGTTAATCTCTTGTCATCAAACATATACCAACTTGCTGAAGCAGATGAAGCTTTAATCATTACAAAAGCAGGTTCAAATCCTGTTACAATAGTATGACCAGCAGCACCTGTTCCTGAATAACTCCCTATCTTACTATATCCTGCAACTGAATGGAAGCAATAGTTAATTATTTCATTGCCTGTTTGCCACCAATCAGTAAAAGCGTTAGTTCCAATAGTAAAGCCCGAATATGTACCTGACATATCTGTTTTTGCATCAGTCTGATTTAACTTTAAATAATCTACACTTGTATCAATTACCGTAGTAATAACGTACCAATCAACCGCAGCACTATTTGTTCTTTTTTGGATAATAATCTCAGGAGGTGACGTGAGTCCGTGTCCTACGGAATTAGAAGCATTATTAGTTGCAGTATATTTCACAATACTAAACCCTGCGGCAGTATTCGCACTAACGGAACTTGTTATATTAGTTCCTTGAGTGTTTGATACCGCATCAGCATTTGAGCCTTTCCAGTTCCAAGCTACGTAATCTTCTCCATTAGAGTTTGTTCTTATGTGACTACCTTGTGGTGTAAAGCCATTAACATCTATATCATTAACGTGGTTTGTTGTTGTAGAATTTTCTGCTTCAGCTAAATCAGGACTTAAAAATTTATATGTTCCCCCTGTGCCTATGCCTCTTACCGAATCAATTAAGTAATGATTTGCACTTGAATTATCTCTATTCTTTATCCAAACCAAATCAGGCTGGAATCCTACATTAGAAATATATTGACTTGCTCCCGTACCCTCATACAACACAGTCTTAAAGTTAGATGTATCTACTTCAGGCTTTTCGTTGTATAGTTCTGTTACTTGGCTTGATGAAAGGGCAGCATCGTAGATTCTTACTTGGTCTATTGAACCATTCCAAGCAGTTGATGTGCTTAATGATGGTTGGTTTCCAATTATACTTATTGCAGAGCCTTGTATTGTTGCAGTTGCAGACACCGTTTCAGTATCTTGCTCCGAACCATTAACATAAAATTTAGTTATATTATTAGAATCGTCTCTTGTGAAACAGATGTGATACCAAGTAGACTGTGTTAATTGGTACGTATGAGTTAAAACATTAGTATCAGAACTTGAACCATTTCCAACCCTCACAACCCATTGCCCGTCACTTGGTCTATAAAGAGGCTCAAGTGTACCTCCATAACCCGAAACAGCATTTAATGAAAATATTCTTAATCTATTTGATGTGGTTGTATTTCCTAACTGAAACCATCCAGAAACGCTTACATCACTGGTCAATCCTGTAAGTTTAGGCAACGCTATCCTACTACTACTCCCATCAAACACCGCAGCTTGACCAAACCTTCCGAATCTGTATTCGATGTCTGTTTCTGTTCCATCGTAGCTACCTTTTTCATCCTCTGCTGAATTGTCTAATTTGTAATAAGCAAGGTTTGTAGTAGGATAGTCATTATCAGTTGTAGTTGCAGTATATACACAAGCGGTTTCTGCGTAAAGGGTTTGTATTTGAGAAGTATTTAACGCAGTCTGTAAAAACCTTATTTGGTCTAAATCGCCATCAAAATTATATGTGCCTACATATCCCGCATAATATCCTACTTGAATTGCATTTGCAGTTTTTGTTCCTGTACCTAGAGTTTGACTTATAACAGGAGTAGTATTTCCATCAAGATAAAGCTTTTGTGTATTATCCGAAGTGTTATTGACTAATACGAGATTATGCCAGTCGCCATCATTTATAGCCGCTGTGCCTGCCGTAGTGTAATTAAGACCACCTGTATAAAAGTTAGCTATGGAAAGTTTACCAGCCCCACCAGATGCAGAAGATTCCATTTGAATATAAAAACCATAATTAGACCCAAAATCAGATATTATAGCTGATTGGTTTGATGCTGTGGTCTTAATCCATAAAGACACGCTAAATGAAACTCTTGCTGTCCCATTAGCACCTATTCCCCCATCTGTTATAGTAATAAGACTACTACTCCCATTAAACCTTGCTCCATAGTTTATTTGACCATCTACTCCGAAGTCAACATTAGTAGGTGTGCCATCGTAAGTACCACTTGCATCAGAAGCATCGTAGTCAAGATTGTATAATGCTACACCACTTGAATCACCAAATATGTCAGCAGTATCGGTAGTGCAAGCTGGTGCGCCTATGTTTATTAATCTTTTGCCTAAACTCATATTATTCTATTTCTTCAGACGATGGAAAAAATTGAACTTTGTATTGTAACACATCTTCATAAGATTCTTTAGCATTTACTTCAGCTTCTAATCTATCAGCTTCTGTTAAAATGCCTGCTCTTTCTGTTGCAACATCAGCATCAATATCTATATCCCTTTCTGATTTTCTTATAACTTGCCAGTCGGTAGGCTCTAATAGCTTACCTGCTTTTGACTTAATCTCTGCAATCTTACTTGCTTTAATGTCGGCTATCTTATATCTCTTTTCGGTATCGCCCGTTGGCTCTCCATCTTCTCCAATAACGGCTATGTCTTGATCAAAATCTATATCAGTAACATCATAGGTTACTACCTCATTATCTGCGTCAAAATATAGTCCGCCTTTAATTTGCGTTTGGCCGTTAAAAGCGGGCTTTATAACGTCGTAAAAGCCTAAAGACTTTAACGTTTCTTCATTAGCGTTTTTGAAGTTTAAAATTACACTGCCGTCTTCCTTAGTAAAACTAGAAGGCAAAATTTTATATACTTGTATTTGTCCGTTTTTAACTCTTGCTTTCATAATTATGGTGTTGGGTCTGCTTCGTATGTGTTAATTGAATATAGTAATATTGCTGCATTATCGGTATCATCAACACATACTACTTGAATTACATTTGTTTTAGATTGATCTAAATCTGCGCTACCTACTTTATTAATTGTAGCGCTTGAAAAATTAGTAGCAAGAGTAATTACCGCACTACTTAAGGTGCCAGAAAGAACAATATCAATTACTTGGCCCAATTTCATATTTTGAATAGTAAGCGTTGCGGTTGCAACGTTACCCGTGAGCATAAAAGTTGCCGCTGCCGATGCATCTAAATTCTGATTACCGGTTGCGGTGCTCGTTGCTTTTGCTGTATATCTATTTTCTAATACGGCATGTGTTACTTTTGTTAGAGCCATTTTTTATGATATTTTATTTTGTTATTAAATCCCAAGCTTGTGTTTCTTCATTCCACGTGTATTGCTTTCCATCCGATGGCTGCTCCACCGGGGGTTCCCATATGCACTTATCGTTATTTAGTGTCCAACTAGCATAAGGCTGAGGGGGTATAAAAGCATCTCTTACAATGTCATAAGTATAGCCTATCCCCGCATAGTTTTTTCTAAATGGAGTGCCACCTAGTCTATGCTCTCCTGCACTTGTGTTATAAGATGTTCTTTTACAAACTTGTTCGCGTAGATTACCATAATGTATCTCCCAGTTTGTAGGGCCTTCTGTTTCATCTTTACCTGTTATTACTTCGGTAACGATATTTTGCATGTTTAAAAAAGCGTAATGTGCCATATTAGTTAAATTGTATAGTTCCATTCCCACCAGTAAAAGTAGTGTATTTGTCTGTAGACCCTGATACTGTTGCATTTAGTTGGCCTGTAACCAGCCCACTACCTCCTGGGATTACTACAGAGTTGCTAGAAGGGTATCTTAATATAACAATACCCGAACCACCTGCACCGACGCCACTAGTAGTGTAACCTGGAGATCCACCTCCACCACCTAAATTAGTTGTTCCATTAGAAGGGCTAGAACCAGAGCCTACACCTCCGCCACCACCTGTACCACTAACAGATCCAGTACCGCCTCCACCTGAGCCACCAGCGCCTGCGGCCCCAGTGCCACCCCATGCCATTCCATTACCTCCACCACCACCGGCATAAGTAACAGAAGACCCTGTTATAGCGTTTGCGGCTCCTGCACCACCTGCACCGCCCGTACCACCACTTCCATTGCTACCGACTGCGCCAGCGCCAC